AGATCACTCCGGTTTGATTTTGTTGTAGTTGTTCGAGAGGCTGTTTAAAATCCCCTTCACTAACGTAAAGGGGTTTAAACATGCCTCTCTAACACCATTGTAGTTTAGATGCATTATAATATATGTCAACATATATTCTAATAAGGGGTTGCGCAAGGTAGCTTTTGGATACACTATTTGGTATGCTTTTGCCTATGGCAAAAAATACCCATAATAAGAGTCTCAAGCATACAAGTACACACAGTAAGGATCGTACCGAACTGTCCGTAAAACAACGCTTGTTCTGTAAGTACAAGTCTACAGGGATGTCTAACAGGGAGGCTTGTGAATTGGCAGGATACAAGACAGGAATTCAAGCGAGTAAACAGGGTTCATCTTTGATGAAAAAACAAGAAATTAAGGACGAGATCGCTAGACTTCTTGCAGAGCAAGACACTCGTTCCCTTGTTGATAGAGAGTCGCACCTCATAGAACTAGCGAAGCTACGAGACAAGGCAGTAGAAAGCGGTCAGATGGGTTCTGCTGTATCAGCAGAGCATTACAGAGGGAAAGTTGCCAATCTGTACAAGGATAGAATAGAAGTAGAGGAAACCTCTAGTGAGAGTTCTACGGAAATCATGGACAGAATCAAAGGTCTGTTAGGCAATGTTATCGAAGATAAAGACGATATGATCCATTAGGCAGTTTAAACGCTGTTCAAATTCGTATATGAAAGCCATAATCAAAATGCGATTATGGCTATGCCCACTAATTTCGTACCCCCACCCCCCTCACACGCACATAACATCCACACGCACCGCATATACATAGTGTTTTAAATATTTACTCACCATATTTTAGCTTTTTTTTAACATAGTGGTTTACATTACCCCCTACCCCCTGTTTTTGTGTCTAGGGGAGGTAAGGAATCCTATAGGGATATATATGTGTATGTGTCTTTTTTAGGCACCTGCCGGTGCTGTCTATATGCTAATTGCCACCTTCGGATGCAGATGAGCCGATCTGCGCATATTAGACCGGCTCAAAAAAGGGTGAGGACTGGATTGTAGGATTTGTAATAAGACAGCCCGATATTAGAGATACCCTTGCAACGCATTATATTGTGTTTTAACATGGTTGACAATACTATATGTAGCTATGAAAGTTGATACTCAACAAATAGATCAAGTCATGTCTTTGATGACTCCTGAACGCTTATCACGTTTAAACGCAGTACAGAGAAGGGAATTAGACCAATTAATTAAACATTTGGAAACTTCTGTTGTACGTGAAAAAGGGCAAGAAAACTTTTTAGATTTTTGCAGTTCTGTATGGTCTGAGTTCATTTGTGGCGCACATCACAAGAAAATGGCTGAAGCTTTTGAACGTGTTGCTCAAGGTAAATGCAATCGTTTAATGATTAATATGCCACCTCGTTTTGGTAAATCACAGTTAACATCTTGGTTACTTCCTGCTTGGATAGTCGGTAATGCACCTGATAAAAAAATTATTATGGCATCGCATACTGCAGAACTTTCATTAAGGTTTGGTCGTATGGTAAGAAACTTAATTGATAGTGAAGAATATCAAACAATATTTCCAGATGTGGGTTTAAATCTCGACAGTAAAGCTGCTGGTCGTTTTGACGTTTCGGGTGGCGGTGAATACTTTTCAATTGGTGTAGGCGGTGCGGTGACTGGTCGTGGTGCAGATTTGTTAATTATTGATGATCCTCATTCAGAACAACAAGGTCAGTCTGCTGATCCTAAAATATTTGAAAGCACTTATGATTGGTATTTAAGCGGTCCTAGACAGCGTTTACAGCCCGGTGGTGCGATTATTATTGTAATGACTAGGTGGGGTAAGAAAGACCTATGTGGATCAATCTTACACGACAGTATTACTAGGGATGGTAGTGATCAATGGGAAGTGATTGAATTGCCAGCTATTTTACCTTCTGGCAGAAGTTTATGGGAAGAATATTGGAAAGTTGAAGAATTAGAAAAGATTAGAGCAACATTGCCTGTACCGCATTGGGAAGCGCAATATCAACAAAATCCAACATCAGAAGAAGGCGCATTGGTAAAAAGAGAATGGTGGAAAACTTGGGAGAAAAAAGACCCACCACCATGTCAGTTTATTATTCAATCTTGGGATACAGCATTTCTAAAAACACAACGTGCTGACTTTTCAGCGTGTACTACATGGGGTGTTTTCTATCAAGAGAATGATGATGGATATATGGCTCCTAATATTATTCTTTTAGATGCTTTTCAAGAAAGATTGGAATTTCCTGAATTGAAACGTAGAGCATATGATGAGTATCAATCTTGGATTCCAGATGCATTTATTGTTGAGGCAAAAGCAGCAGGATCGCCTTTAATATTTGAATTACGCAGAATGGGCATTCCTGTTCAAGAATTTACACCATCAAGAGGAAATGATAAGGTAGCACGTGTAAACGCTGTTGCAGATTTATTTGCATCAGGTACAGTATGGTGTCCTTCTAAAAGATGGGCTGAAGAAGTAATAGAACAGTTTGCTTCATTTCCAGTAGGAGACCACGATGACTTAGTTGACTCGTCAACACAAGCTTTACTAAGGTATAGACAAGGTGGATTTATTTCTTTGTCGCATGATGAACCTGAAGAAGAACTTGTTGAAAGGTTTGCTGATTACTATTAATTTGTTTAAAATTTAACTAATGGCAGAAAATGCAGATATAACAATCGTCAATCCTGAAGCAGTTGCTATTGAAACTGATGATGGTGGAATGATTATCGACTTTGATCCTAATGCAGATACACAAGTTGAGTTCAATGCAAATCTTTCAGAATTTATTGATGAACGTGATTTACAAAATTTAGCCAATGAATTGATCTCTGCATTTGAATCAGATAAAGATTCAAGAGCAGATTGGGAAAGAACTTATATTGAAGGACTTGACAATCTAGGATTAAAGATTGAAGAAAGATCAGAACCTTGGGCTGGAGCCTGTGGTGTTTATCACCCTATGCTTTCAGAAGCAGTTGTTAGATTCCAATCACAAGCTGTAGGTGAGATATTGCCTGCAAGCGGTCCAGTTAGAACGAATATAGTTGGCAAACTAACAGAAGAAAAAGAAAAACAGTCAAGACGTGTACAAGATTACATGAATTATCTTTTAACTGAACAAATGACTGAATATCGTAATGAAGTTGAAAGAATGTTATTCAGTTTGCCATTAGCCGGTTCTGCATTTAAAAAAATTTATTGGGATGTAAACATGCAAAGACCTTGTTCTATGTTTATTCCTGCAGAAGATTTTGTTGTTAGTTATGGCGCATCTGATTTAGCTACTGCTGTACGTGCAACACATGTTATGCGTATGACTTTAAATGATATTTTAAAACTTCAATACGCTGATTTTTATAGAAATGTAGATTTACCTCAATCTGGTGATTATTCGGATAAAATAAAAGATAAGTATGGGGAGTTAACTGGTGATTCACCTAACTATGAGTATGAAATGAATACTTATAGTAAAGATGGAATGCACACTTTACTTGAAATGCATGTAGATTTAGACCTAGAAGGGTTTGAAGATGTTGTAAATGGAGAGAAAACAGGCATTGCATTGCCTTACGTTGTTACTATTGATAAAGGTTCAAGCACTATTTTGTCAATAAGACGCAATTATATGGAAGGTGATCCACAGAAAATGCGTAGACAGCACTTTGTTCATTACCAATACATGCCCGGATTAGGCTTTTATGGTTTTGGTTTGATACATATGGTGGGTGGATTAGCTAAATCTGCTACTTCTTTGCTTAGACAACTGGTTGATGCAGGTACTTTATCTAACTTGCCGGGTGGTTTAAAGACCAGAGGGCTTAGAATCAAAGGCGATGACAGCCCAATATATCCCGGTGAGTTCAGGGATGTTGATGTTCCGGGTGGAAGCATAAGAGATAACATTACTTTTCTTCCTTACAAAGAGCCATCAGGCACTTTATATCAATTATTAGGCAATATTGTTGAAGAAGGACGTAGATTTGCTTCAATTACTGACTTAAAAGTGTCAGATATGAACAATCAAGCACCAGTTGGCACTACATTAGCCCTTTTAGAGCGAAATATGAAGGTTATGAGTGCTATTCAGTCAAGATTACACGCTTCAATGCGTAAAGAATTGGGTATTTTGTCTGAAATCATCAAAGATTACATGCCAGAAGCTTATGAATACGAAATTGATGGCGATGAAACGATAAAATCAAGCGATTTTGACGATAGAGTCGATATAATTCCTGTTTCTGACCCAAATGCAGCAACAATGGCTCAAAGAATCATGCAATATCAAGCTGCTTTGCAATTAGCACAGTCTGCACCTCAAATGTATGACATGCCAAAACTACATAGGCAGATGTTAGAGGTTCTTGGCATACGTGATCCACAAGATATTATTCCAATAGAAGATGATTTGAAGCCTACTGATCCAGTTTCAGAAAATATGAACATATTGAATGGTAAACCTGTTAAAGCGTTTGAATATCAAGATCATCCTGCACATATATCTGTTCATATGTCTATGATTCAAGACCCTAAGATACAAGAATTAGCAGGACAAGCACCAAATGCAGATGCAATGCAGGGAGCATTGAGTGCGCATATTGTTGAACATTTAGGTTTTGAATACAGAAAACAAATAGAACAAGAACTAGGCACAGAATTACCACCAGCAGGAGAACCTTTACCTCCAGAAATAGAAGAAAGGCTTTCTGGTCTTGTTGCAGCAGCAGCAGAACAATTGCTAGGTAAAAACATGCAAGAAGCACAACAACAAGAAATACAAGAGCAAATGGAGGACCCTGTTCTTCAAATGCAAAGACAAGAACTTGAAATAAAACAAATGCAAGCACAATCAAAAGCAGCTTCTGATGAAGCTAAAATTGCTGCAGATATGCAAAAAGCTTTAATGGCAGATGAATTAGAAAGAATTAAAATAGAAGCTGATCTTAAAATGAAAGGTGCAGAGATCGGTGCAGATATAGCTAAAACATCAGCACAAGAAAGAACAAAAGGTGCTGAGTTAGGAAGAAAAATCGCTGATAAATTATTAGATAAAAATACGGAATAGTATGCAACCAAGTGATTATTCTTTTACAGAATTCTTGACAGATCGTTTAAACAATGAGATAAACAGAATTACAGATATTATAGTAGATGGTGATATTGACAATATGTCTGAATTGAATCGTCTAAAAGGTAATATACAGGGTTTACGTATCGCCCTTCGTGAAATAGATGATGCTTTAAGCAAAATCGTTGACTCGTAAAGATATGCACGTTTCATGGTGAAACGATGGGTAACATCATAGCCCTTATTAATATTGATGCAGCATAAGGAAAACTTATGGCAACAGAAGCAGTACAAAAAATCGAAGAAGATGAGGCTATTCAGCCTAAATCGGCTTCACAATTACCTGAACCTACAGGATACAAAATCTTAATAGCATTACCGGAAGCAGAAGAAAAAACAGCAGGTGGAATCCTCAAAGCTGAAGAAACCATCCGTATTGAAGAAACTGCATCAGTAACAGGATTTGTTATGGCTATGGGAAGCGATTGTTATAAAGACGAAAGTAAATTTCCTACTGGACCTTGGTGTAAAGAAGGTGATTGGGTAGTTATGAGAGCCTTTAGTGGAACTAGAATTAGTATTCACGGAAAGGAATTTAGATTAATTAATGATGATACTGTTGAAGCTGTTGTAGATGATCCTAGAGGAATTCAAAGAGCATGAATGAATTAGCAGAAAATACTCAAGAAAGTTCAGAAAATTTTATTGAGTTACCGGACTCTAACACCATAGAGGCTCCAGAGCCTGAAAAGGAATTAAAAATTGATATCGTTGATGATCGACCTGAAGAAGATCAAAAACCTAAAAGAGCATCTTCTGATAATGTTGATGAAGAAATAGAAGGCATTGGCGATAGAACCAAAAAACGTATTGATAAACTAAAATACGATTATCACGAAGAAAGACGTTCAAAAGAACAAGCTACACGTACAAGGGATGAAGCTGTTACTTTTGCTCGTCAACTTCAAGAAGAAAACGAAAAGTTAAAACAAACTGTATCTAAAAGTGAAGAAGCTTTAGTTAATAGTCTTAAAACTAGGACAACTGCTGAAATAGAAAAAGCAAAGTCAGATTATAAACAAGCTTATGAAGCTGGAGACACCGATAAACTTTTAGAAGCACAAGAAAAAATGAATGCAGCTTTTGCTGATAAAGCTTATGTTGATAATTATGTTCCTGTAAAAAATGGAATGAATGGTCAACAACAGCAATATCAACAAAGTATGCAACAACAAATTCCACAACAGCCTGTTGAACAACCACAACTTGATCCTGCTGCTATAGAATACATCAGGAATAATGATTGGTTTGAGAAAGAAGGCAATGAGGATATGACTGCTTTAGCCTATGGTATGCATGCTAAATTAGTCAGACAAGGCATTGATCCAATTGCAGATTCGGATCAATATTATGGTGAAATTGATAAAGCCGTAAAAAATAGATTTCCGGAACGTTTCAATGAGTCGAATACTGCAACGACTCAGACACCTTCGACTGTGGTAGCACCTGCTAATAGAGCAGGTACAAAACAGCGCACAGTGCAGTTAACTAGAACACAAGTTGACCTCGCAAGGAGACTTGGACTCACACCGGAACAATAT